GATCATTGTTATTGCTCACACTTGATATATCTTCCGTTTAGAGTTAATATGTGTACAACGGAAGGGCAAAGCCCACCGAAAACTACGAAAAACGGAGGAAAAGAATATGTGGCATGAAGGTACGATCGGAGTTCCGAAAGGCGACGGAAAGTACACGGTCGTTCATTACTGGGTGAAAGCCTACGACGAGGACAGCCAGTACGGAATCGACGGCGGCAAGATCAGCAAGGCGACGCTGAAGATCAACGGCGAGGTTGTTTACAACTACGACCGGGGGCTGGATGTTCCGCCGCAGAACGAGGCAGCGGAAACGGCGCTGGCGATCCTGATGTACGAATACAACTAAAAACACGAAGGCGGCTACCGGAAGGCAGCCGCCTTTCTCATGGAGGTGAGGCACTTGCGAAAGCTGAAAGATTATACACCGACCAAGTTCATGGCGGAGGATTCCCATTACGACAAAGCCGCAGCCGACTACGCAGTCCGGTTCATCGAGTGCCTTGCCCATACAAAAGGTACATGGGCAGGAAAGCCCTTCGAGCTGATCGACTGGCAGGAGCGCATCATCCGTGACCTGTTCGGTGTTATCAAGCCCAACGGCTACCGGCAATTCAACACGGCATACATCGAAATTCCGAAGAAGAACGGAAAGTCCGAGCTTGCCGCTGCGGTCGCCCTGCTGCTTACTTGTGGTGACGGCGAGGAACGTGCCGAGGTCTACGGCTGCGCTGCCGACAGACAGCAGGCTGCGATCGTATTCGATGTCGCCGCCGACATGGTGAGGATGTGTCCTGCGCTGAACAAGCGCGTCAAAATCCTGACGTCGCAGAAGCGCATCGTGTATGTGCCGACCAACTCCTTCTATCAGGTGCTTTCCGCTGAGGCGTACAGCAAGCACGGATTCAATATTCACGGAGTCGTGTTTGACGAACTGCATACCCAGCCCAACCGGAAGCTCTTTGACGTAATGACAAAAGGCTCCGGCGATGCCAGAATGCAGCCGCTGTATTTCTTAATCACCACGGCAGGCACGGACACGAATTCCATCTGCTACGAACAGCACCAGAAGGCGCAGGACATTCTCGAAGGGCGCAAGATCGACAAGACCTTCTACCCGGTCATCTACGGCGCTCCCGATGATGCCGACTGGACTTCTCCGGAGGTATGGAAAAACTCAAATCCGTCCCTCGGTGAGACCATCGGCATGGACAAGGTGGAAGCCGCCTGCGAATCCGCAAAGCAGAATCCCGGCGAAGAAAACGCCTTCCGTCAGCTCCGCCTCAATCAGTGGGTAAAGCAGACGGTGCGCTGGATGCCGATGCACAAGTGGGATGCCTGCAAGGTCGATTTCGACGAATCGCTGCTGGAAGGTCATGTATGTTACGGCGGTCTTGATCTTTCAAGCACCACGGACATCACGGCTTTCGTGCTGGTCTTTCCGCCGACCGACGAGGACGACCATTATTATATTCTGCCGTACTTCTGGCTGCCGGAAGAAACGCTTGACCTGCGCGTCCGGCGCGACCATGTGCCGTATGACCTCTGGCAGCGGCAGGGCTTCCTGATGACCACCGAGGGCAACGTCGTGCATTACGGCTTTATCGAAAACTTCATCGACGAACTGGGTACACGGTTCAACATCCGGGAGATTGCCTTCGACCGCTGGGGCGCAGTGCAAATGTCACAGAACCTTGAGGGGCTGGGCTTCACGCTGGTGCAGTTCGGTCAGGGCTACCGTGATATGTCGCCGCCGACCAAAGAGCTGATGAAGCTGACGCTGGAACAGAAAATCGCCCACAACGGGCATCCGGTTCTCCGCTGGAATATGGACAACATTTTCATCAAGCGCGATCCCGCAGGCAACATCAAACCCGACAAGGAAAAGTCCACCGAAAAAATCGACGGTACGGTCGCCACGATCATGGCGCTTGACCGTGCGATCCGCTGCGGAAACGACACCGGCGATAGCATTTATGATGAGAGAGATTTGCTGGTGTTGTAGAGTTACCAAATCAGAATTTACAAGCGCAATCATTTATCAAAAATATTTAGGACTGCCAAAAAAACGAATAATCCTGTAAGTAAAACTACAACAATATTTTCTTTTATAGCCCCTTTCAGATCAAGGTCTTGCTTCTTCATAGCTAACAGAACTTTAATGACCAAAAATGACATAATTACGGGTATTACAAGAAATGACGGAAGAAACTCCATACTTAGAATGAACAAAATCAATAATATCAACAAATAAACGATAGTATTAGTTTGCATCATAATTTCTCTTAGCTCCGCCTTTCCTCTCTTTATATGGGCTTGAGCCATTATATCTGCTATTTTGTCTTCGGCATTTTGATGATCCCTATATTGTGAGATAGGCTCAGATGGGGTATCTTCTCCGGGCATAAGTGGTTCGAGAACAGGCAATTCATCAGTATTATTCAATTTATTATTCATATCAATTTCCTTAATTATATTTATCATATAAATTTCGATTTGAAGCGGAAACCTCCGCTTTTTTATATTATAACATACGCCCATACAAAAAGTCAACGAGAGGAGTGATGCATATGGGCATTTTCAGCGGACTGTTCCGGTCGAGGGACAAGCCGAAAGACAGCTACGACAGCCCGTCCTACAGTTATTTCTTCGGACGGACTCATGCAGGCAAGCGAGTCAATGACCGCACGGCAATGCAGATCATCGCAGTATATGCCTGCGTGAGAGTGCTGTCGGAGGCAATCGCACAACTGCCCCTGCACGTTTACCAATACACCGATAACGGAAAAGAGCGAGTGCCGAAGCACCCGCTTTATTTTTTGCTGCACGACCAGCCGAATCCGGAAATGACATCATTCGTATTCCGGGAAACGCTCATGGCGCACCTACTGATCTACGGCAACGCCTATGCGCAGATCATCCGGAACGGCAGAGGTGATGTCATCGGGCTGTATCCGCTGATGCCGGATAAGGTGCGTGTTGACCGTGATAATCGCGGCAGGCTCATTTACCGCTACAGCCGGTACGACGAACACAACCCGAATTTCAAGCAGCAGGGCGAGATTATCCTGCCAATGGAACAGGTGCTGCATATTCCCGGCTTGGGCTTTGACGGTCTGGTCGGATACAGCCCCATTGCAATGGCAAAGAATGCACTCGGTCTGGCGGTCGCCTGTGATGAGTACGGCTCGTCCTTCTTCGCAAACGGAGCTGCACCTTCGGCGGTATTGGAACATCCGGGCGTGATAAAAAATCCGGAGCGTGTGCGTGAGGCGTGGCAGCGGGCTTACGGCAGCAGCAATGCGCATAAAACCGCGATCTTGGAGGAGGGCATGAAATACACGCCCATCTCCATTCCGAATAACGAGGCGCAGTTCCTTGAAACGCGAAAGTTTCAGATCGAGGAAATTGCCCGCCTGTACCGTGTGCCGCTGCACATGATCGGCGACCTCGACCATGCTACTTTCAGCAACATCGAGCATCTGTCGCTCGAATTCGTAAAATACACCCTTGATCCGTGGCTGGTACGCTGGGAACAGGGACTACAAAAAGCGCTTCTTTCGGATTCCGAAAAGGGGCGCTATTTCATTAAATTCAATGTGGAAGGACTGCTTCGCGGCGACTATGCAAGCCGTATGCAGGGCTATGCGACTGCAAGACAGAACGGCTGGATGTCGGCAAACGATATCCGTGAGTTGGAGGATATGAACGCTATTTCCGATGAGGAAGGCGGCAATCTGTATCTGGTCAACGGCAGCTTCACAAAGCTGGAGGACGCAGGCGCTTTCGCGGAGAAAGGAGGAAATGCAGATGAATAAGTTCTGGAACTGGGTACGCAATGAAGACACCGGCGCATCCGAGCTGATCTTCAACGGACCGATTTCAGAAGACACATGGTTCGGCGATGAGATCACGCCTGCCATGTTCCGTAACGAGCTTTCAAAGGTCAGCGGCGATCTCACCGTCTGGCTGAATTCACCCGGCGGAGATGTATTTGCGGCATCGCAGATCTATACGATGCTCCGCAACCACAAGGGCAAGGTCACAGTCAAGATTGACGGCATTGCTGCTTCAGCGGCAAGCGTGGTCGCTATGGCTGGTGACGAAACCTTCATCGCCCCGACCGGTATGCTGATGATTCATAATCCTTCGACGGTCGCTTTCGGCAATAAGGAAGCGATGCAGAAGGCAATCGAGCTTCTGGACGAGGTCAAGGAGAGCATCATCAACGCCTACGAGGAAAAGTCCGGTCTGAGCCGCAGCAAAATCGCCCGCATGATGGACGAGGAAACTTGGCTGAATGCGAAAAAGGCGCAGTCCCTCGGACTGGTGGACGGCATCCTGTTCGCAAGCGGACAGCCGCAGCCGAAGCCGGAGGAAGAACCGGAAGAAGATACACCGGATGAGGACGAGCCGAAAAAGGATAATCTCGCGGCAATGTCCTATTCCCGTGCAGCAACCATGCAGAGCCTGATGCAGAAGGTCTCTGCGGAACACAAAGGTACACCCGTAGATCAGCTGATGAGTCGGCTGAATCTTCTGAAATACTGATTGGAGGTAT